AGTTTTATGCCCTTTTTGTTTTTGAACTTTAATTTCATCCACATATATTGTGACAGGAACTTTTGTTTCATTATCATCTGGACATGTCACAGTTAATTTAATATCTTCTCCAATTGACTTAGCACGAATATTTAAAAATACATACTCAATGTCAAAAGTAGGAAGATCATCGACATCAACACCTTTTGTTAAAATACACTTCTTTAATACATCTGTCACAGCATTTGTGATTTCAGATTGATTTTTTGATTCTAATGATAAAATTAAAATCTTTTCTTCTTTTACAAGAAAAGGACGATATTTAATTTTTTTATTTGATGATGGTAATTTCAACTCATAAGTTGGAGTTTCAATTGTTGGTAAAGGCATGATAATTTATTTGATATTTTATATAGTCGTTAAAGTAAATTTATCTTTTAAGTTGAGGGTTCCTGAGTACGCCTTGACCTGACATCATATCAGAGGCAGTTAAAAGTTGATCATTTGAATTAACTAAACTCGGTGGTTGTTCAATAGGAACTGAGCTTTCTAAATTCTCAAAACTTGTAAAAAATCTATCATAAGCAAACTGTATAGCACATCTTAACACATTTGAGTCACCATAGGCAACTCTCATTGATGTTAAATTAGTTGGCCAAACATTTACAAACTCATAAGTTGTAATTTCTGTTTTATAATCACTTTTTCTTGACTCTCCAATAAAAGTATCCTTTTCAAACTTTGAAATATGTATTATTTCTTTGTATTCCTCTGGATAATTAAATCGTGTAAAGGCATTTAGATCTCTTTTATTAGTTTTAACTGGATTAATATATGTCATCCAAGTTTCTAAAACCTCTAAGACAACCATATCAGCATCACAGTAAAAAACAAGATTTAATGGAGGAAAATTTCTTAAATTTGGAAATGATTCTTGAATTCCTTGATGATGTCCAATTGCAGTATCAGTATTGTAATTTGTGCCTGGAAGCTCAGCTTGTGTGCATAATAAAGACATTTTTGTTCTAAAGTCTCTCGCCTGACTTCTATTAAGATTTGATGATACTTTACTTTCTTTAAGCCACTTATCAATATGACCAAAAGAAAAATTAACTTGATAAAACGTATCAAGGGATGGCCGTGCGATGGTATCACGGATAGCATCCATAGAACCTTTAAATATTTCAGATCTTCTTGGAAATAAATTATTTTCTGACACGATAAATAAACTTAAGTTGTTATTACTATATATGAGCTATAAAGGGATATATAGGCCTTCTAATCCCAAAAAATATAAGGGTGACTCTCAAAATATTATTTATAGGTCTCTCTGGGAGAGAAAATTTATGAATTACTGCGATTTGAATGAGAATATACTTGAGTGGGCATCAGAGGAATTTTGGATACCATATAAAGATCCAACAACAAATCGAGTTCGTAGATATTTTCCTGACTTTTTTATTAAATATAAAGATAAAGATAACAATATTCGCAGATCGGTGATTGAAGTCAAACCAATGAGAGAAACAAGAGAACCAAAGGCAACAAAAGGAAAATCAAGAAAGACTCTGATTAATGAATCAATGACATATGCTAAGAATCAAGCAAAGTGGAAAGCAGCGAGAGAGTTTTGTGATGATCGTAAATTAGAGTTCAAGATTATGACTGAAAAAGAACTAGGAATCCGATGAGTATTCTTCAAACAATTTTAAATAAGGTAAGTGGTCAGGTGAGTGAGGATTACTTTCGCAGTCAATTACTTGAAGAACTTGGATCTACAAGATTTGATAGTGATGCTGCAGACACTGCTGGATTTGCACCTGGCCAATTATATTTTTTTACATATTCAGTACAAACCAAACAACCTTATTATGACATGTATCCACTCGCATATGTGATCGAATATCAAACAGGTGGTTTTCTAGGATGTAACCTTCATTATGTTCGTTTAACTCAAAGAGACGAACTTGCAATAAGCTTACTAAATAACTCTGCTCAGGGTGCAGTCGCAGTTCCTCCTATAACTCTACATAAATATCTCTATACAGGTGTGAGAGGAACACCATATCGTATTCCTAATAGTGAATGGTCGGATGTTGCACAACTCCCGACTGAAAAATTTGTTGATATGAGAGGTATTCCAGTTCCAAGAGATCGAATTTACAACAAAGTATAATGTCAGAGAAACTTAGCAAAGAATATAACGTATCAATCTCGGTTGATGGTAGTAAAGTTGCCTATCGTTTTGATGAAAATAATAATATCGTTGGTGTAGATGAAATAAGAGCAGACGGAAGCAGAAAACCAATTGAACCAGGCACAACTGATTTTCAAACTGCACTTGATAGTCAAGATGCGTTGTATGCATATAATATTAATAAGTATGAAGGCAGCGGAACCACTGATTCAACAATAACTAAATCGAGTGATGAAGAGATAAATCAAAGTTATAGAAATGCAGATAAATCCTTTAGAAATCAAGCATTTATATCTCAAGGTCGAACAGCGAGTATCGCTCAATATACAACAGCTAGAAACGTAGCATCAGAGGGTGGTTCATATTTAGATCATGATGAAACTGAAGGCACTTATGGGAAAAAGACTGCAGCACAGTCAAAAAGAAGTCAAATTTTTGCATATCCATTAGATATTGATCCTCGTCAAGATCACATGAAAATTGTGAGATATGAATATCTTCGAGCAGATATAAATTTAAGTAAATCTGGTAATAGACTAGAAAAAAGAAGAGGTGAAGGGAAAGTAACTGTTGCTGGTGATAGTGTAATTGGTAGTAATCCAATGGGAAGTATTTTACTGCCAATGCCAAAAGTAACAGATGTTAATGGTGTTGAGTGGGGAAAAAGTGAATTGAATATTAATGGACTCACAGCTCTTGGTGCTGCAGAAAGTTTTTTAAGTGGTATAAATTCACAAATGCGAGCTGATGGTCTTTCTCAGGAACAAGCGAAAAGACAATTTGAGGCAAAATTAGCTCAGGAACGTGGAGGAGCACCAGATGGAATCATGCCATTAGGACAAACGATGGCCACGAACATAACTCTTAAGACTGCTAGTTTTTTAATGGGAACTGATATTGACATGGATACCTATCTTGCAAGAACTGGTGGTAAAGTCTTAAATCCAAACGCAGAGATGTTATTTCAAGGGCCAACCATAAGATCATTTCCTTTTTCATTCTTAATGGTTGCAAGAAGTCAAAAAGAGGGTCAAGAAATTAGAAAAATTATTCGTTTTCTAAAATTAGGAATGGCACCAAAATATAGAAATACAGCTTACTTAGCAAATCCTGACATATTCACTTTGCACTATAAAAATGGGCCAGGCAGAAACGATGAACTGGATACTGTAAATAAATTTAGCCCAGGCGGCCTTGCATTAACAAATATGAATGTGGATTATGCACCAAATGGATATTGGTCTGCATATCGAGACTCGCATCCAGTTGCAGTTAGAATGGATCTTGAATTTACTGAACTTCGACCAATATACTATCAAGATCAAGAAGAAACATCAGAAACTAGCGTAGGATTATGACATACTCAGGATCACCAAATAGTTATTTTAGACAACTTCCAGAACTCGATTATCCGTCATTAGCCAATGATCGTAATTCTGTATATGATTATCAGATTGTAAAAAATCTTTTTAAAAGAGCAGTTATTCGTGATGATATTTTTGACGAGATTACAGCATTTACAAAATATTCTGTAAGAGGTGATGAAAGACCAGATCAGATTGCATATGATTTTTATAATGATTCTGGATTAGATTGGGTTGTTCTAACCACAAATAATATTATTCATGTAAGAGATGAATGGCCAATGGGGAATCAAGATTTTCTAACATATTTGAATGAAAAATACACTGAGCAAGAATTAGCAAATGTTCATCATTATGAAACTGATCTAATTAGAAATTCAAGAGGTCAATTAATACAACCAGAGGGCATGACAGTTCCAGAAAATTATTCAATTACATATTTGGATAATGGTGTTTTAAGAACGGAATCAAAAATTACGTCATTTACCTTTTTAGAACATGAAACTCGATTAAATGATAATAAAAGAAATATTAATATTTTAAGACAGGAGTATCTAACACTATTTTTAGAAAATATTGCAGATATTATGGATTACAAGAAGTCTAGACAATTCATAACTGGCAAACTCAAGAAAACTGAAAATCCACGCATAATTTCGCCATAAAAAAAGAGGTCGTTTTGAGCGACCTCTGGCGTAAAAAATGGCCCGAAATT